CTAGGGTGTGGACACATTGTGGACACTCTGACCACCATTAGCACCCTTCAATGGGTTAAGCGAAATCGCGTCCTGCAGGTACTGAGGAGCGAAGTGCGCATAGACCATTGTCTGCGCAATTTTCGTATGACCTAAGATCCTCTGTAGTGTGATGATGTTGCCCCCGTTAATCATAAAGTGCGTCGCGAAAGAGTGTCGTAGCGCATGTGTTGCTTGTCCGGCCGGTAAATCGGGCTTAACCTCTTTGAGGGTTCGCCTGAAGTCAGCATAACTGGCCTCAGGAAACAGAAAACCTCGTGTTTTGCCGACTACGTAAGCCGCAACGTCATCAGAGATCGGGACCGTGCGCGGTGTGTTGGTTTTCGTCTTAACGAAAGACACCCGGTTATGAATCACATTCTCCGCCTTCAATCGCGCAGCTTCTCCCCATCTTGCCCCGGTACTTAAACACAAAACCGCAATTTTACGATTATCACCTGAGAGCTCAGCAAGTAAGGCGTCAATTTCCTCAAGAGTGAGATAGCCCGTTTCGGCTGTCTGCTCTTTCAGTTTTTTGAATCCCCTGAATGGATGCTCACCGTTATACAGTTCTGACTCAATCAGGGTTGTGAACATCCCACCTAACGTGATCAGGTCGCGGTTGATGGTAGTTGGCTTAATACCTTCACCCCGGCGTTGAGCACAATATTGCGTTATCAGGCTCTTGGTGATCTGGAAAGCGCACGGATTTCCGGTCATCGTTTCGAAACGCTCAATTTTCCTGAGATACGATTGACCGTGCTCCTCATGTTTACCTTTCAGCTTCCACCATAACTCTTTCAGTTCCGACAATTGGCGTTTGTCCGTGGGTTTTGAAAGCCATTCCTTTGAGTGATGGTTATATTGAGTATGCTTTTCAAAAGCCATCGCCTCGCTTTTCTTGTCGAACTTCCGACGGATGCGTTTTCCGTTACGCCCGGTCGGTCTAATGTCCACTTCATATCGACCATCATCGAGCTTTTTAACAGACATAAAGCCTCCCGATGATGTTACTGCTTACTTCAATTTCCTGATTTAAATAGCAAAAACTCACTGTGCATTTACTGCACAAATAAGCGCCGTAAATAGTTAGCCAGTTTTCTGGTCTGAGTGGGATGACGTTGTTGTCTGCTGCCCAAAGTGCGCGAGAGCCGGTGCAATCTGCCCAGCTTCAGGTGATATCGTCTCTGTCATGAACCACATAGTGTATTTTTTGAACTGAGGATGATTCAAAATCTTCATCACTGCCTGTATGCCCATATCTTTTACACCCTTCTCGTAACTCGAAAGAGAGCTGTATGGAACACCTGTTAAGTCACTGAATTCTTTCCTATTCATACGTTCTGACTCACGCATGATCGCTAGCTTTTCATTTACGGGTATCATCGTAATTAACACTCCACTATTGATAGAAAAACGATAACGGAGTAATCTTCAATTCGTTATCGCAAACTAATGGCTCCAATATGGCAATTAATAGCCATTAGGAGCAATTAAAACACTAACGAGGAATACTCACAAATGAATAGGGTCATTGATAGTGTGAGCGACGCCGTTCCATATCAGGAATTCGCGCGCCTTATTGGTAAAACACCTGCAGCCGTTAAAGGCATGATTGAAAAGGGCAAGCTTCCTGTAGTCGAGATGACTGATCCACAGTCAACGAGTGGGCGCGCAGGGGAATATTGGGTTTATCTGCCTGCTTGGAACAAGGGGATGAAGATGGCCTACGACAGCCGCCCGAAGGAAATTCGTGATGGTTGGCTGATGTGGCTCGGGTTAGGGGAGCCAGTATGAATAATGAACCTCGCTGCATTGCACAGCTGCTTCGAAGAGAAAGCCCTAAACCTACCAACTTCACTATCACTCACGGTCGCGGACGCAAGGGCATCATCATCCGAACCCGTAAGACGAGTGTTATCGAGAAGCTTCGCCGCCTGGTCAAAAAGAGAGGACTGTAGTTATGACGGTCATGACACTTGATGTGATCCAGAAGCAACCAACAGCACTTCGCGGTCTGGTCTGCAAGTATCTGGCTCAGCCTCGTTGGCAGGACACTTGTGATTTTTACAATCAGATGATGGAGCGGGAGCGTCTTACGGTTTGTTTCCACGCTCAATTAAAACAGCGTCACTCTGTGATGCGCTTAGAGGAAATGTCTGAAGCCGATCGTGAGCGCCTTGTTTGCGCGCTTGATGAATTGAGAAATGCATTCACCCGGTATCGCCAACTTGGCGCGTCAAAAGCAACTTTCATCAGCCGCCTGACCGTCAGCCAAAGGCGCTCACTGTTTCTTCATGCGGGACTGACAGAGCAGGAGTTTATGATGCCGCATTGGCGTTTGAACGAGGAGGACTGTTATTGGCGTGAGAAACTTTTCCGCGCTCTGCGAGAGTTGTTCAGTCTTTTTGAGTACGCGCCAACCATTTTAACCTCGGTAAAGCCTGAGCAGTATTTACATTAATTAATCTGGATTCGTTTTATTACGCGCCTTACAGCGTGGGGACTCCTTTTGTCCGGAGATAGGCAAATGCAAAAGCAAAATACAGCGCAGCCGGGGATGTGTTCGGCACTTCTGGCGCATGCAGTAAGCGAGGCACAGCGCGACACGGCGACCCGTTTCTCTTCTCGGTTTGACGGGCTTATCGCGCACATCAGCAAGTCAGAACTTAATCGCACCGAGATTATCGAGTTATTGGGTCAGGAGTCGGAAAAGTTACACAACGCAATTTTCGGTAGAGCTGGCTAACCACTTTTAAAAGGAAGAAAAAATGAGCCTACGCATTGAGATAAATAACCAGTACGTCATTACCAGCGACCGCTATCAATTCATTTTGCAGGAGAAGAAGACTGCCACATCCGGTAAGAATGAAGGTAAGGAATGGCTGGACGTTGTGGGTTACTACCCAACTATCCCTAAGCTTATCTCAGGCTTGGCATTGCATGATCTTTTGACCAGCGATCTTACCGGCTTCTCAGCGTTGGAAGCTCGAATTGAACGCTTGGGGAAGCAATGTCTGGACGCCTTTAAATAATATGTCCAACGAACCTCGGGGGCGTGTTGCCCCCTCGCCACCACCACCATTTTTGAAGGGCACCAGTGATACATTCGTTGGTGCTTATCCCTGGAATAACGTCACAAAAGAGGCCATTGGCCGCGACAGACCCCTTACACGTGCCGAACTCCGTCAGGTGCAAGTTGTTTTAAACCGGATTGACCGTCTGCCGTTTTTCCTGCAAACGCTGTTTACATCGCGTTATAACTTCATCCGCCGTAAAAAGAGCCCTTTGGGTGGGCTGTATTTCCTTAAAAACACTTTTGAGCGCAAGTTGCTGCCGCGTCTTGAGCGTGTTAATGAGCTGTGCGGGATGAATGAATCCGCCTCGATTGGTTTTCTGTCTGCGCGGGATGAATATGCACGCCTGCCGGATATGAACGACAAAGAGCTCAGGAAATTTGCTGCCAGAATTGCCTCTCAGCTCTGGTGCAAATATGAGGAGTTAAGCGACGCATGGGCGGAGGCTCACGGCGGGAAAGAGACACTTTTCACCGATGAAGCTCAGTCGCACCTATACGGGCAAGTGGCCGGTATTGCTCGCGCATTTAACATCACCCCGATGTACTGGAAAAAATACCGTAAGGGTCAGATGACGATCCGCATGGCATTTTCCGCTATTTCACGACTGATAAAAGATGAGTGGTGGGCTAATCAGCTTAAGGCGCAGAGGATGCGCTGGCGCGAGGCGCTGCTCATTGCTGCCGGTGAGGTCAACAAAGACCGTTCACCTTACGCAAGCAAAATGGCGATCCGCGATGTTCACTCGCGCCGCCTGGCTAATCTCGAATACCTGAAATCCTGTGAACTGGAAAACAAAGTCACCGGCGAACGTATCGACCTCATCAGTAAGGTCATGGGGAGTATTTCTAACCCTGAAATACGCCGCATGGAGCTGATGAACACTATCGCCGGGATTGAACGCTACGCGACCAGCGTGGGTGACGTGGGGATGTTTATCACGCTGACCACGCCGTCGAAGTATCACCCGACCCGTCAGGTTGGCAGAGGTGAAATTAAAACGGTGCAGCTCAATCACGGATGGAACGAAACAGCATTCACACCCAAAGACGGCCAGCGCTATCTGTGCCGAATCTGGAGCCTGATGCGTACAGCTTTCAAAGATAACGATTTAGAGGTTTACGGGATGCGCGTTGTCGAACCGCACCATGACGGCACGCCACACTGGCACATGATGCTGTTTTGCAAACCCGGTCAGCGTAAAGCCATTAACGAAATTATGCGTCGTTATGCCCTCAAAGAGGACGGACACGAAAAGGGCGCGTCAAAACAGCGCTTTGAGTCACGCCATCTTAATCAGGGCGGAGCGGCGGGTTATATCGCTAAATACATTGCAAAAAATATCGACGGTTACGCGCTCGACGGCCAGCTCGATCACGACACCGGCAAGCCTCTGAAAGATACGGCCGCAGCCGTCACCGCATGGGCGTCAACATGGCGTATCCCTCAGTTTAAACCGATTGGTCTCCCGACGATGGGCGCTTACCGTGAACTGCGTAAACTGCCGCGTGGGGTGAGTATTGCCTGCGAGTTTGACGACAGGGTCGAGGCCGCGCGAGCTGCTGCAGATGAGGGGGACTTTGAGCGGTACATCATCGCGCAGGGTGGGGCAAACATGCCGCGTGATGCTCAGGCGGTCAGGGTCGCCCGTAAGGTGACGGATGAGGTCAACGAATACGAGGAAGATATCGAGAGGGTTGTCGGGATTTATGCCCCTCATCTCGGGGCTAATCGTGTCCATGTAACCCGTACAGCCGAATGGCGCATCGTTCCAAAGGTTTTGGCCGTTGAGCCTTTGACCTTAAAAAGCGGCTCTGCCGCGCCTCGGAGTCCTGTCAATAACTGTGGAAAGCCCATCGGTGGTGGCGATCCAGTTATGACCTCTACGCTGTCTGAGCAAGCCGCAGCGGTGTTAAACCTGATTGAACGCGGGGTTACCAGCTGGAATGAGCCGGACGTCGTGAAGGTGCTTAACGGGGCGTTAAAAGCTGGCACACCGCGGAAACATCGGCAGCAAAGAAGCAATGCGCCGCTCAAAACCAGCGAGCAAGCGCCATCCGCCAGGATGACAAAGCCTGAAAGGGATCGCGTCGCAAATATTCGTTTCGATTTAGCTCAGGAAGGCATTACCCCGGAACGGTGGGAGCTCGATGCGCTAGCGCGTGGGGCAACGGTGATTTATGGCGATAAAAAATTCAAATACGCGGCTGCTGACGGGTGGCCGGGGTTTTCAATGCAAGAGGAGTGAAATAAATGACCAAAATCCATGATTTAAAAATCGCACCAGAGCATTTTGAAGCGGTGAAGTCAGGAGAAAAACGCGCTGAATTTCGTATCAATGACCGTGACTATTCATGTGGTGATGTTCTCAGGTTGCATGAGTGGGAACCAGAGAACGGATATACCGGGAAACGTGTATCAGTAAGGGTCACAGACGTTACAGATTTAACGGTATGGGTGGGAAACTATGTGATTTTGAGCGTCCAGTTACTTGTCCCGGATGAACCTTGTGGTATGTCCCTGTTGAACTGGAAAGAACTTAGCGATAAAGGGCTGGTTTTCAGAATTAATCACGAAATTTTGCACCCATTAGGTCTTGCTATTGGATATGAAACACTTAACGGGGTTTCGGCTGGCGCTTTCGTGGCTGATGACGGAGTTTGGCAATATTCAGACGAGCTGATCGCCAATGCTAAAAAAAATGGGTGGTTAAAATGAGCAATACGCGAATGATGCCAGCACCGCCCGTACATTCGAAACACAACGTTAAGCTGATGGCCGTCGTGCATCGCCTGCAGCAAATCATGATTAACGAGAATCTCACCCCTGACGAGCTGGTCGGGTGTGCAGGTGTAGTGAGAGACAATCATCGCCGATATAGCGACATAAGCAATCCTAAATCATATGCGATCACACCGGTAAACATGCCCAAATGCCAGCCACCACGGCAACGGTAAGAACAGCGCCGGTGCTGAAACTTGCTTTCAGTGACGGTGGTGTTGAACAACGAGCTCTGCGAGGCGTTAGCATTTCGCCTGAATATCCGCTAAAAATCTGTATGTGCGCACAGTGTTTTGTGGAGGTTATGGCCGGGCATGAATTGGGTTTTCAGGTGGTCTATCGGGGGGAGACCTTAGAGTATTACCGCCCCGGAGGGTGGGTTTCTTCCAGCGGCCTAAAGACTGAGGCGGTGGGTACTGGTTAGGGCGTACATATCACGATGTTTTCATGATTGAATACGAGCGACCAGTATCGCTCAATGAGGGAATGCGCTATTTATTGATAGTCGATAAGGTCGAGGTGACAAGTAATGAATTTATCAATAATTTATCGCTGTTTTAATCATCTAAAATGAGGGCAATGGTGAGGCTTATGCGTTGGGGATTGCTAATAGGTTTATTCTTTTGTGGATTGTCTTTTGTTGTTGGTCTTTTTGTTGGTGGAGTGGACTGGGGATGGCGGTTGGAGGGGCATACTAGCGAAGTCGCTTTTTGGTCAATGATAGGTGGATGGCTATCCGGGGTTGCGACATTGTTTGCCGTTATTGTGTCGTTATGGATGGCTTATCAAGCCTCGCAGAATAATGTCGAAAAAATACTCATCACAGTTGAACCACTTAGATCTGAGAGTGTGAATGGCACTAAAGATTATTCAGTCATCAAGGTCAAAAATCTTAAACCGCTTGATGCACCTTTAATGAACATTTTCATCCAGATTGACAGTATGGCTCTTACTCTGGAACATGTTAATTTAGGCATTCAAAACTTGCCATATACTTTGCACTTTCAGGGGGAAGAGTGGCAGTTCGAAACAAAAATAGGTTTATCAATCGGTTGGCGGAGTATTTTTCAACTACTTTCATACAGCAAACAACCGATTAGCTTTAAAAAAGGCTATTTCATTATCGAAACAGCAATGAAACAACATCGAGTTAAAATACCAAAAGAAATACTCTATGAAATTAAGAGAAATAACAGTCTTTGGAAAGAAGAATACGATGCTTAAAAGCGTGCATGCTCTGTTGCATTTTTTTGCATGCAAAAATGGCTGAGAATTTTCCTGAGGGACGCCAGCGCTGCCGCGGCTCGGGGCTACTGATGCACCTGCATTAAAAGCGACCCGTTAAGCGGGCAGGCGAGGCGGGGATAGCACTGCGCGCCAGACGTGGTGACAGGATTTATTTTGCGCGTCTGTGCGCGTCGTGGTGGCGTGGTGCGCTGTGGGGGCGGTCAATGTGCTGCAGTGGTGATTGCGTCGCGTGTGCGCCATCTGGCACGATTTGAAGATGTGCCGCCCGGAAGCGGCATTTTGGGCGGATTTAGTCGGTCTCGATGCTGTAATCCTTAAAGCGGATCACCTCCATTCCTAACCAATCATTAATCTCTTTGAAACGCTCCTGCAGCGGCGTCAGCTCGTTACGCACAAACACCCGCGCCACCTTCTCAATATCGCCCATTGAACCGATATTCTCGGGCTTGCCCCCCATGAGCTGGAACGGTACGCGGTGCGCATCGAGCAGGTCGGCGGCGCTCACCTTCTTGATGTTAAAAAAATCATCCTTTGTGGCGACTTCACTCAGCGGCACGATCTTGATGCCATCCGGTTTCCCGTTCGGGGCATAGAAAAACAGGTTTTTAAAATTTCCGAGCCCTTTCGAATCCCGCATCGCGGAGCGCAGCGCCTCGACGTCGGTGCTGCTTTGCGCCGCGTCGGTGACGTACATGATGTAACCCGCGTGCGCGCCGTTCTGGTAATACTTGCGACGAAACAGCGTGGCGGATTCATTCAGCCAGGCGGAATTGAGCGCGCTCAGGTATTCCGGCATCCCGTAGAGCTCCTGATTAATGTCGGGCTCCAGCAAATGGCACACCGAGCCGGGCGCGAACTGGTGCGGGTGCGTGAAGTCCGACACGTACCAGTAAACTCCCTCCTCGACGCCCCGCCGGGTGTATTTAGCCGGGGAGGTTTCCAGCATAAAGAGCTGACCGGTGACGCTCATGCGCTTTTCCAGATAGCCGTTGGCAAAGACCAGATAATCGAGCACAAGGCGGCTGAAATCCTGACGTGACAGCAACGGGTGCGGGATGTAGGTGCTCGTCAGGATGTTGCGCTTTACGTAAATCGGGGAGCTGTGGTGCACGGCGGCGCGCAGGCTTTTCGCCAGCCCGGAGAAGTTGACCGGCGGCTCGTACCATTTGCCGTTATTGATGCATTCGACATAGTCGAGAATGTCGCGGCGATCCAGAACGGGTGACGGCTCGCCAAAGGTGAATGCCTCCATTTTCTGCGGTTCGCTGGCGGTCATGTTGGTCTGTTTTGGCTGTTTATTTTGACGTTTTTTCATCTTAGTTAATGTCCAGAATTGAGCTTGATTGCATACCGCTACCGGCGGAAAGCGGCTCGTTTAACAAGGCGTGCATGGTCGCCCACGCGATATCTGCGTGGCTGGCTTCCTCACTGCGGCTGGCTTCATAGGTGGCGCTGCGGCCACTGCTGGTCATGGTTTTGCGGATAGCCATAAATGACTGAGTGATGTCGGTCGCACCGGCGTCATATTCCAGGCACCCGCGTCGAATGGTGTCTTTTGCTTTCAGCACCATCGCGGTTTTCATTTCCGGCGTGTAGCGGATGGCGCGTGCCGCCGGGAAGAATGAGCGCACGAGCTGGTAAACACCCTGGCCGATGCCGGTCGCATCGATGCCGATATAGTCGACGGTGTATTTTTCGGTCAGCGCCCGGATGGCCTCGGCCTGCGCGGCAAAGTCCATGCCTTTCCACTGGTGACGCTCAAGAATGCGGAACTTGCCACCGGCAACCAGCGGAGGAGCCAGCACCGAACAGCCTGCGCTGTCGCCGGTGTGTGACGGGTCATAGCCAATCCAGACCGGACGCCAGTTAAACGGACGGTCGGCAAAGGGTTCGAAGTCCTCCCATTCTTCCATCGCATCGACCATACAGCGCTGCAGCTCCTCGAACGGGAATACCGACGCTTTATCGTCGACGAACTCGCACATAAACAGGTTACGGAAGTCATCCGCGCTGTTTTCCTGCTTAAGCTGGTCGAGGTTAAACAGGGTGCAGCCACCGGCGAGCGCGTCCTCAATGGTGACAATCTGCCGCCACTGGCCGTCCCCGCATAACATGCCACCGGCGAGCGCCTGATGACTGATATCGATGTCGACACGTTCGTCGCGGTTACTGCGGCCACGGTTAAACAGCTCGCCTGACCAGAACGGGTAAGCACCGTGCGCCAGTGTCGACGGCGTCGAAAAATAGGTGGTGCGCAGGTGCGACTGCGAGGCCATGCCCGACGCGACTTTGCGCAGCTTCTGGAAATTGGGGATCCAGAAAATTTCATCGACGTACAGGTCGCCGTTGTGGCTCTGCGCGGTGTTGGAATTGGTCCCGAGGAAAATCAGCTCTGCGCCGTTGTTGCCGATGACAATCGGGTCACCTGACAGGTCGACGTCGACCAGACGCGCAAAGGCGATAATGTACTTACGGAAAACGTAAGCCTGCGTTTTACTGGCGGATAAAAATATCTGGTTTTGCCCGGTTTTAAGGGCGCGCAGGAGCGACTCGCGTGCAAAGTAGAACGTCGCGCCAATCTGGCGGGATTTCAGGATATGACGGATGCGATGCTCTAACCCGGCTTTATGCCACCTGAGCTGATAGTCAAACGACTGGTCGAAGAAAATCTCTTCCAGCTTCTCAATTGCCTCCTCGCTGAAATAGTTTCGTTTCGGCTTTTTGCGATCCCCTTTGTTGCGGCTGGCAATATTGGGATTTAAATCCACCTCGTTTCCGGTCTGGCCATAGCGGTTCACGCGCGCAAGGCGCTCCATCTGGCGCGACAGAAAATCAGCGACTTTAAAGTCATGCGCCGTCATGTCGGGCTTGGCATAAAGCTGGATGAGTCGCGCCTCTAACGTCGATTCAACGCGGTTAATCGGCGCGGTTTCCTCCCATCCATCACGCTGTTTCCAGCTCTGCACGGTCGGGCGCTTGAGCTGCAGCATGTCGCAGATTTGCGGCACGGCGAACCCCTGCCAGTACAACAGCCGCGCCTGTCGTCGCGGGTCATTGAGCAGTGAAAGGTCAGTTGAAATGGTCATGCTTACCTCGTTTTGATGTCACGAGGCAAGGCTAAGGAAATGGCCGGGTATTATCGCTAAACCCTTGTTGTGTAGGATCTAATCGGATCGTAAGCGGTGGCTGATACGGGTCAGAGTCGGGAAACTAACCCCGACCCGAAAACCCAACATCAGGACACCTGAACAATGGCAAAGAAAGTTTCTAAATGGTTTCGCATCGGCGTCGAGGGTGACACCTGCGATGGCCGCGTCATCAGCGGCGATGATATTCAGGATATGGCCGACACGTTCGACCCGCGCGTCTACGGCTGCCGCATTAACCTCGAACATATCCGGGGGCTGATGCCTGACAGCGCGTTTAAACGTTATGGCGATGTGATCGAGCTTAAGGCGGAGATTATCAGCGATGGCTCTGCGCTCGATGGCAAAAAGGCGCTGTTTGGCAAAATCCAGCCGCTCGATGAGCTGGTCAGCATGGTTAAGGCCGGGCAGAAGGTTTACACCTCCATGGAGATCCGCCCGAACTTTGCCAACAGTGGCAAGTGCTATCTGGTTGGCCTCGCCGTCACCGATGACCCGGCAAGCCTCGGCACCGAATACCTCGAATTCTGCAGCCGCGCCGCGCAGAACCCGCTCGCCGGTAAAAAAGACCAGCCGGACGACGTTTTTTCTGTGGCCTCACTGGCTGAGCTGGAGTTTGAGGATGTTCCCGACACCATGCTCAACAGTCTGACCGATAAGGTGAGAGCCATTTTTGGCCGTAAGCAGGCCAGCGATGACGCCCGTTTCGCCGATGTGCATGAGGCTGTCACCACCGTCACCGAGCTGGTGCAAACCAACCTCACCGCCACCGACCAGCGCGTCACCGAGCTGGAAACCGAACTGGCGAAGCTTAAGCAGGACGTGACCAGCAAGGCCGATGAAAGCGCGCAGGCGTTTAATGACCTCAAAAACTCCCTCGATAACACCGAAAGCCAGCGCCAGCCGCGCCGCGAGCGTTCAAAAGGCGGCACGGGCGACGAGCTGCTGACCAACTGCTGATAACCCGCCGGGCGTGCTGCCCGGCCTGATACCTATTACCTGAACAGGAATAACCATGCGTAAAGATACCCGCTTCAAATTCAATGCTTACCTGTCCCGCGTCGCGGAGCTGAACGGCGTTTCCACCGATGATGTGGCGAAGAAATTCACCGTCGAGCCGTCGGTCACGCAAACCCTGATGACCACCCTGCAGATGTCATCCGCGTTTCTGACCAAAATCAACATCGTGCCGGTCGACGAGCTGAAAGGCGAAAAGGTCGGGGTGGGCGTTAACGGTACGATTGCCAGCACTGCCGACACCACCGGTGACGACGAGCGTAAAACCGCTGATTTCACCGCGCTGGAGTCCAACAAATACGAGTGCGCGCAGATTAACTTTGACTTCCATATCCGCTACAAACAGCTCGACCTGTGGGCGCGATTCCAGGACTTCCAGACCCGTATCCGCGACGCGATTATCAAGCGTCAGTCGCTTGATTTCATCATGGCCGGTTTCAACGGTATTAAGCGCGCAGATACGTCTGACCGTGCGAAAAACCCTATGCTGCAGGACGTGGCGACCGGCTGGCTGCAGAAGTACCGCAATGAAGCGCCAGCGCGCGTGATGTCAAAAATTACCGACGAGGAAGGGGCGGTAATTTCTGAAGTGATCCGCGTGGGTAAAAACGGCGACTATGCGAACCTCGACGCGCTGGTCATGGATGCCACCGGCAACCTGATTGACGAGATTTATCAGGATGACCCGGAGCTGGTTGTCATCACCGGGCGTAAGCTGATGGCAGATAAATATTTCCCTATCGTTAACAAAGAGCAGGCAAACACCGAGTCGCTGGCCGCTGACATCATCATCAGCCAGAAGCGAATCGGCAACCTGCCAGCCGTGCGCGTGCCGTACTTCCCGGCTAATGCCCTGATGGTGACGCGCCTCGACAACCTGTCTATTTACTTCATGGATGACGCACACCGCCGCGCCATCATCGAAGAGCCGAAAAAAGACCGCGTCGAAAACTACGAGTCAATGAATATCGACTACGTGGTCGAGGCTTACGCCGCCGGGTGCCTGATTGAAAACATCACGCTCGGTGACTTTACTCCTCCTGCAGCACCGGAAAGCGCTTCCGCGCCTGCAGATAACGAAGGCGGAGAGTAAGCCATGACGAGTCCCGCAGCGCGTCACATGATGCGGGTCTCGGCCTCTGAAACAGCGCAGCGGGCTGCTGTCCCGCTGCGCAATGCAACTGCCTATGAGCAGATGCTCGTTAAGCTGGCCGCAGACAACCGCACGCTGAAACAAATCCGATCCAATGAGCGCAAGGCAGACAAAAAGCGCGAGCTGCTGCCGTTCTATCTGCCGTGGGTCGCTGGCGTCCTCGCAAACGGCAAAGGCGCACAGGATGACATCGTCATGACGGTGATGCTGTGGCGTCTCGATGCTGATGATATCGCCGGGGCGCTGGAAATTGCACGTTATGCCATGACCTACGGCCTGACCATGCCGACCGGTCGACGTCCGACGCCTTACCTTCTGGCCGAAGAGGTGGCACTGGCAGCGCAACGCCTGCGCGGTGCGAAACAGCCGGTCGAACTGGCGAACCTGCTCGACGCCATCGCGCTAACTGAGCGTGCGGATATGCCCGATATCGTGCGCGCGAAACTGCACAAAATCACCGGCTACGTGCTGCGTGATGCGAAGCAACTGCCCGAGGCGCTGGCGCACCTGCAGCGTGCGATCCAGTTAGAAAGCACTATCGGGGTGAAAAAGGATATCGAGCAGTTAGAGCGTCAGCTCAGGCCAAAACCTGAACCCGCCCCGAAAACCAAAACGAATCAACCGCGCACGCGCAAACCTGCCGCTAAACCGGCGGCACGGCGCGGGCGTCCACCAAAGGCGGCAAAAGCCGCAGGTTAACCGAGCGCTCCCCGAGCCGGGCGGCACGCCGTTCAATGCGGGTATTCCTTACCCTGACTGCGAACGGCGTCCACCGCCCACCTATTACCCGAGGTTGTCATGACGACGCTGATTATTGAGCCAAAACAAGAGCCGCAGGATGTGCCGGGCGTGGTGATACCGCCACCGGGCGTGAGCGAGCCGGTAATCAAAAACACCCCGTTTTTTCCTGACGTGGATCCGAAGCGCGTGCGGGAGGAAATGCGGTTAGAGCAGACCGTTTCCCCCGTGCGCCTGCGCCGGGCGATTAAGACCGCCATCGCGGAGACGAACGCGGAGCTGGGCGAATGGCGCGAGCGCCAGCTCGAAGCCGGTCACGCCACGCTGGCGGATGTCCCGACCGACCAGCTCGACGGTGAGAGCGTGCGCGTTTTCCACTATTTCAACGCCGTGTGTGCCATGACGACGGCCACGCTTTACGAGCGTTTTCGCGGCGTGGATGCGACCGCCAAAGGTGACAAAAAGGCCGACAGTATCGACAGCACTATCGATGAGATGTGGCGGGATATGCGCTGGTCAGTGGCGCGTATCCAGGACAAAGCGCGCTGTATTGTGGGGCAAATCTGATGAAAGCGTATGCGCTGCAGGGCGACACCCTCGACGCGATTTGTGCCCGGTATTACGGGCGCACCGAGGGGGTAGTCGAAACCGTCTTAGAAGCGAATCCCGGTCTGTCCGAGCTCGGCGTCATTCTGCCGCATGGCACAGCAATAGAGCTGCCCGAGACCGAGAGCGCGGCCAGAACCGAAACGGTGAATCTATGGGACTGAGCATGGAAAAAATCACCACGTTTATCGCCTACTGGCTGGCCGTTGCGCTGGCGTATCTCGGGGCAATTTCACCCGAAAAGATGGCGCTTTACGTGGGCGGCGGATGCGCCATTTTTACCGCGCTGACGAACTACTGGTTTAAGCGCAAGACGTACCTCTATCTGACATCGCTCGGACTCGATAAAGGGGCTATTCGTGAAATCAATCGTTAAACGTTGCAGTGTGGCCGCAGTGCTGGCGCTGGCGGCGCTGATGCCTGACTTTCGTCTGCTTAACACCTCGCCCGAGGGGCTGGCGCTGATTGCCGACCTCGAAGGTTGTCGCCTGACGCCTTACCAGTGCAGCGCGGGAGTGTGGACGTCAGGCATCGGCCACACTGCAGGCGTCGTCCCGAAAGGGGAAATCACCGAGCGACAGGCGGCGGAGAACCTCGTCGCGGATGTGCTGAACGTCGAGAAACGTCTGGCCGTTTGCGCGCCGGTGAAAATGCCGCAGCACGTTTACGACGCGCTGGTCAGCTTCTCATTCAACGTGGGAACCGGCGCGGCCTGCCGGTCGACGCTGGTCTCGTTTATCAAGCGCCAGCAATGGCCGCAGGCGTGCGACCAGCTAACCCGCTGGGTTTACGTGAATGGCGAAGTTAACAAAGGGCTGGAAAACCGCCGCGCGCGTGAGCGTGCCTACTGCCTCAGGGGGATCCAATGAAAGTAATGTTGTTTCTGCTGGCCGCGTTGATTGCGGTTGTGCTCTGGCTGCGCCATGAAAACGGCAATCTGTCCCGCTCTTTCGAACGGGCAAACAAGGTCGCAATGGAACAAAAAAACGTGATCGGAATGCTGAAAAATCAGCTTTCCATCTCGCAGCGAATCGCCAGGAAGAACGAAACCGCGCAGGTCAGTTTACGCGGGGAACTGCTGGCCGCCGGTGCGATGGCCGTACGGCGGGAAGAAACAATTACGAGGCTGATAAATGAGAATGAAACTTTACGCCGCTGGTATAGCGACAAGTTGCCTGATGTTGTGCGCAGGCTGCACACCCGCGCCGGTTGCGCCTCCGCCGGTCATTGTTTACAGCGCCTGCCCGAAAGTGAGCTATTGCCCGATGCCGGAAAGCGAACCGCTCACTAATGGCGACCTGAGCGCCGATATTCGCAGGCTTGAGCACGCGCTCGCCGCCTGCGCGCTGCAGGTTGAAACCGTCAAAGACTGTCAGGATAAACTCGATGAAGAAAGCACGCAGCCTGCGCGAAGCGCTGATTAAAGCTGTTCCGCAACTGGAAACGAACCCCGAAATGATGCGTATCTTTGCCGATGAGGGCAATATCGATGCGCGGCTCGCGGCCACGCTGTCACACGAAAAGATTTACACACTGAATGTGATCGTGTGTGACTTTGTGGGCGACCCCGATTTGATATTCGTGCCGGTGGCCGCATGGCTGCGTGAGAATCAGCCGGATATCTGCACGCTCGATGACGGACGCAAAAAGGGCTACCGTTTCCAGATGGATTTAAACGACGGGGACAGTGTTGATATCAGCATCAGCCTGCAGCTCACCGAGCGCACCATCATCAAAGAGGAAAACGGCGCGCTGCACGTGAGCTATGCCCCTGAGCCTCCGCCGCCTGAGCCCGTCACCCGGCCAAAAGAGCTCTACATCAACGGCGAACTGGTGAGTAAGTGGGATGAGTGACTTTAAGCCTTTTGACGACAAGCTCCCCGGGCTGCTTGCTTCCCTGTCACCGACAGGACGTCGGAAGCTGGCCGGAGAGATTGCAAAGGAGCTGCGCAAGTCGCAACAGCAACGGATTAAACAGCAAAAAAAACCGGACGGCTCACCGTATCAGGCGCGAAAGCGCCAGCCGCTCAGGGCAAAGACCGGGCGAATAAAAAGGGCGATGTTTCAGAAGCTGCGCGCGAGCCGTTACATGAAAGCCACTGGCCGTGAAAACAGTGCAGTGGTGGAATTTACCGGCAAAGTGCAACGCATCGCTCGCGTTCACCAGTACGGGCTAAAAGACCGGCCAAACCCGCATGCAAAGGACGTGCAATATCCAGAACGCCAGTTACTCGGATTCAGCCGGGAAGATAAACAGCTCGTCGAGACGCTGATAATTAAACACCTTAGTGGTTGAGCGTTGTCACAACGACCACAAAACACCGTTCCATTGCCGCTGGCCTCGCCCGGCGGCATCCTTTTCCCATGAATAATCTAGATGTTTCACGCAGATAGTACATTGTTTTCACTGGATGATTTGGGGTAAAGCGAAGCCTGCTTTCAAAGTTCGATTTGGCAAAAAAATCACATTGATAAATTGTTATGATTCTGATAGTGATGCTATGCTTAGAGTGCTTCATCAGAAGTTCATGTCTGGTAAGCAACCTAATTTTTTCAAGCCTATCACAACGTGTTGATAGGCTTTTTTTTTATGAATTAAAAGTTCCCAATAAGGTTTTTTGAATATCTTCTTTGTTTTGATGGTGCTCGTAAAATGGTTTGGGTTATTGTTTGTTTATAATTGATGAATCATAAAGCTATTAATGTGCTCATTTCCCCTCTTTCTTGACTGGTGTAATGTTCTTTTATATCTTATCAGTGTGGTGAATCCCCCTAAGCGGAGGGGCGAACCAGTCATACAAACTTGCAGTATGCTCGCAGTTCTTTGGACTGGCAAAGAACTACCGGGAGGCACCCGGCACCACAATTTATCACTGGTAATTCTTAACCGTACTGGCTTGATGATTTCTTAACCCTTACCTTTGAAAGGTATGAGGTTTTTGTTTTAAGGTTACAATGCAATTTATTAAATGCGATACGGTTTAAATGTACGCTTTCGCCACTCTGGTTATTTCTTTGAAAGTAAATTAATTTATTTAAACTTATCTTTTAGAATCTAAAGATTTTTTTTTGAATTTTATGGCATTTTTGGCATAACTAAAGTTTATGCGTGTGAGTTAGCTTTGATTGATTCTAACTTTTTAAAAGTTAATTTTATTTAACAGTTAAAGGGCATTCACATGTTAAGAAGAATAAAATATAAACCCATTGGTCTTATGTGTTTTTTGTTGTTGGTGTGTGGTTTAATGTTAACGCTGTTTAAAGTTTCTGGGCTATATGTTGATAATGTTAATGGGGGTACTCCAGTTCTTTTTTATGGTGCTTTGGTAATATTGATGATTTTTAATTGTTTAATTGCAATCACATTGGTTTTGAAGTTTGTCTGTGACAGAAGAGGTGTGTTTCTTATCCCTTGTAGTCTCGCTTTTATAGGTGGTGGTGTTTTAATTAAAGCCTCTTTTGGGATATATTCAGAAGCGTTGTTATTCCCTGCTATTGACAGTATTCAGTATAATGATTTTCTTATCTATCATTTTTTTAGGCATATTTTACTTATGCTTATGTTTGCAATCACCCTTATTGTATATAAGCTCAGTAGAACGCATGTTTGTAATAGGTTTTGGATAAGAATAATTGTTTCTGTGGCTATTCTACTCACTATGATAGTAATCTGCCTCGCATGGCTTTATTCAAGTAATTTTCATCAATTGAGTTTGCATTTTTTGAACACTGAGACCTATGAGTTATTACCCGCCTGGCAAACGTGGGTTAATAGCATCATGATTGCCTGTTGGATATTGTTACTTTATGCTTTAATCATGATTACCAGGTTATCTAGCTTTATATGGGTAATGCTGAGTTTTTACAGTTTATGCTCAATTTTTAGTGTGCTAACTTTAACCTCAGCAAATGACATGGGGAATTCGGTCTGGTATCAAATATATCTGGTGGAAGTTTTTAATTGTGTTGTTTGTTTGGTTTTTATTTTTTTAAATGCAAGTAGTGTTTATATGGTGTCGCATTCTAATTATATCGAGGCTTATCAGAATTCTGTAAGGGATTATCTTGCGCAGGTCTATAATAGGCGTTATTTTTTTCAAGAGTTATCCGTGTTACTTCCAAAGGTTTCTCGTGGAAACCCGTTGACATTAATAGTTTGTGATATTGATTTTTTTAAAAGCATTAATGATAGGTACGGTCATCAACAAGGTGATATTGTTATTCAATATATATCGTGGGTTCTACAGGATACTATACGAAAAGATGACTTGGTTGCACGGTTGGGAGGGGAGGAGTTTGCCATTTTATTACCCGGCCAATCTCAGCAGAACGCCCTGATTATTGCTAATCGCATTAAACACAGAATTGACTATGATTTGCGAGTTAAGAAAAAAGGTGGTGTTAACGAACCTGTCACTGTGAGTATGGGTATCTACTCATTAACTGAAGGGAAATTAAATGAGGTTGATTTTGTAGGGCGAGCAGATAAAGCCTTGTATCAAGCAAAAAATGACGGGCGAAATTGCATTAGGGTCTGGTCGAAAAGCTAGGCTTTTTGTTTTGAAGGATGTTGTTTTTTGTTACTGCTTTGAGCTGTCAAAGAGGTGTGGTTATAGGCTAGATGAAGATTTGTCAGTGATTGTAGAATGGGTGATGAGAGTCTGTGAAATTAAAAAAAAAGCGGGGAGGGAGACATCATCTTACCACCCCGCTAAAAACATCATGCACATTCTTATTATTACTACATCGGCTATTATCCCTGAGTTTTGTTTTTTTTAAAGTTAAAAGTATGAATGTGTTAAATTTTATAAAATAACCTCCAGGTTAAAGGTGTGAAATATTTGTTATTAAAGTGAATATTTGAAAGAAATTAAAAATCGTCAGTTGTACTATTCATGGCAAAACGCTATTTAATTGCCTCTGGCCTTGACCGGCGGCATCCTTTCCCCATGAATAATTTAAATTCTCTGCAGGAAATCGCACGCGCGATCCGCAACCTTATCCGCACCGGCATTGTGACCGACGTTGACCTCGACGAGGGGCTGTGTCGTGTCCAGACCGGCGGCATGCAAACCACCTGGTTAAACTGGCTCACCTGCCGCGCCGGTCGTTCTCGCGTGTGGTGGGCTCCCTCGGTCGGTGAACAGGTGTTATTGCTGGCCATCGGCGGCGAGCTCGATACGGCCTTTGTGCTGCCGGGCATTTTCTCGGATGACCATCCCGCGCCGTCTGCCTCCCCTGATGCGCTTCACGTCGCCTTTCCTGACGGGGCGGTAATCGAGTACGAGCCCGAAAGCGGCGCGCTCACCGTGTCAGGCATCAAAACCGCAGACGTCACCGCGTCGAATTCCATTACGGCCACCGTGCCGGTGGTGCTGGTGAAAGCGTCGAGCCGCATCACGCTCGACACACCCGAGGTGGTATGCACCAACAAGCTGACAACCGGCACGCTCGAAGTGAAGAACGGCGGGACTATGTCCGGGAGCATCGAGCACACCGGCGGGACACTGAAATCAAACGGCGTACAGGTGGATAGCCACGCGCACGGCAACGTACAGAGCGGCGGAAGCTGGACTAAGGGGACGCAATGACGGTGCGTTATCTGGGAATGAACAGCCAGACCGGCCTCAGTATCTCTGAGGTCGAGCATATCAGGCAAAGCGTGCGCGACATTCTGGTCACGCCGATAGGCTCGCGCGTCATGCGCCGTGAATACGGCTCGCTCCTGTCGGCTCTGATTGACCAGCCGCAGACCCCGGCGCTGCGCCTGCAGATTATGGCCGCGTGTTATTCCGCGATCCAGAAATGGGAGCCCCGCGTCAGCCTGACAAGCATCACCTTTGAGCGGTCGGAGAATGACGGCGCGCTGTATGTCGACATCACCGGCACGCGCTCGGCCAGCGGCCAGCCCTTTTCCCTCACCATTCCACTGAGTTAAACGCTATGGCAATTGTTGACCTGAACCAGCTCGCCGCGCCTGATGTCGTGGAAGTGCTGGACTATGAAACCATCCTGAGCGAACGAAAGGCGACGCTCGTGTCGTTATACCCGGAGGAGCAGCAGGAGGCCGTCGCGCGCACCCTGACGCTCGAATCAGAGCCGATTGTTAAGCTGCTGCAGGAAAACGCCTACCGGGAAGTTATCTGGCGACAGCGCGTCAACGAGGCTGCGCGTGCGGTCATGCTGGCGTATGCGGAAGATGCCGACCTTGACCAGATAGGCGGAAATTATAACGTCGAGCGCCTCGTCATCACGCCTGCAGACGACACGACGTTTCCGCCCACGCCAGCAGTGATGGAGTCGGACACCGACTATCGTCTGCGCATTCAACAGGCTTTTGAGGGGCTGAGTACCGCAGGCTCTACCGGCTCATATCAGTTTCATGGCCGCAGCGCCGACGGGCGGGTCGCGGATATTTCCGTCATCAGTCCCGAGCCTGCGTGTGTGACCGTGTCTGTGCTGTCGCGTGAAAATAACGGCGTGGCCTCTGACGAGCTGCTCGCCATTGTGCGCACTGCGCTTAACGACGAGGACGTCCGGCCGGTTGCCGACCGCGTGACCGTGCAGTCAGCAAAAATTGTCGACTATAAAATCACCGCGTCGCTTTACCTTTACCCCGGCCCCGAAAGCGAGCCGGTGCTCAGTGCGGCAAAAGCAAAGCTGCAGGCGTATATCACCGCGCAGCACCGCCTCGGGCGTGACATCCGTAAATCTGCAATCTATGCAGCGCTCCACGTTGAAGGTGTGCAGCGCGTCGAACTGGCCGCGCCGGTGGCCGACATCGTTCTCGATGAGACGCAGGCGTCATGGTGCACCGAGTACAGCGTGACCATCGGGGGCAACGATGAATGACACCCGACTGTTGCCGGTGGGCTCCTCGCCGCTTGAGGTTGCCGCCGCGCGCGCCTGCGCAGAAATCGAAAATACGCCCGTTCCCCTGCGCCGTCTCTGGAGCCCTGACGACTGCCCGGCAAACCTGCTGCCGTGGCTGGCGTGGGCGTTTTCCGTTGACCGGTGGGATGAGAGCTGGCCGGAGGACACAAAGCGGGAAGTGATCCGCGCGGCGTGGTTTATCCATGCGCACAAGGGAACAATTGGCGCAGTGCGTCGCGTGGTGGAGCCGCTCGGCTACCTGATTAACGTCTCTGAGTGGTGGGAGACAAACGACCCGCCCGGCACGTTTCGCCTCGATATCGGCGTGCTGGAGACCGGCATCACCGAGGAAATGTACTACGAAATGGAGCGGCTTATCGCCGATGCAAAGCCAGCCAGCCGCCATTTAATCGGCCTCAATATTATTCAGGACATCCCCGGCTACCTCTACACCGGCGCTCTGTCCTATGACGGCGACATCATTACGGTTTACCCCGGATAAGTGAGAGCACAATGACAGTGAAATACAAAACGGTCATCACCAAAGCCGGTGCAATCAAGCTGGCTGCAGCGACCCTCCCGAACGGGAAAAAGGTGAACCTGACGGCGATGGCCGTGGGTGACGGTGGCGGCACGCTGCCGGTGCCTGACCCGAACCAGACAAAACTCGTCAAAGAGGTCTGGCGTCACGCGCTGAACAAAATCAGCCAGGACAAAAAGAACAAAAATTATGTCGTGGCGGAGCTGCTTATCCCGCCGGAGACCGGCGGTTTCTGGATGCGCGAGCTCGGGCTCTATGATGACACCGGCACGCTGATTGCGGTCGGCAATATGGCCGAAAGCTACAAGCCTGCGCTGGCGGAGGGGTCAGGCCGCGCGCAGACCGTGCGTATGGTTATCATGGTGAGCGACATCGAGTCAGTCGAGCTGACCATCGACACCTCAACGGTGATGGCAACGCAGGACTACGTCGACGACAAACTCGCGGAGCATGAGCAGTCGCGTCGCCATCCTGACGCCACGCTCACCGCAAAGGGTTTTACTCAGCTCAGCAGCGCGACCGACAGCACGTCTGAGAACGTCGCAGCGACACCGAAAGCAGTTAAGGCAGCGTATGACCTTGCCAAAGGGAAATACACGGCTCAGGACGCCACCACGGCGCAAAAGGGTATTGTCCAGCTCAGCAGTGCAACCGATAGCACGTCTGAGAGCGTCGCAGCGACGCCGAAAGCGGTTAAGGCAGCGTATGACCTTGCGAAAGGTAAATATTCGGCTCAGGACGCCACCACGGCGCAAAAGGGTATTGTCCAGCTCAGCAGCGCGACCAACAGCACATCTGAGGTGCTGGCGGCTACCCCAAAGGCGGTAAAAACTGCCTTTGATGCCGCGAAGTCTGCTAACGACAATGCCGAAGGGCGTGTGCCAAAAGGCGCTGGCCTGAATACCTATGCTGAATCATTTGCCGATGTTGCTGTTGATTTAAGGACGCGAAGCGGTTTTTTTAACGGCTCCTCTGTAAAAAATGGCATGCCCGGCGGCCATACGTGGAAGCAATACATCAACGCCGCACACTCTAATACTCAGGGCTATAACACCGTCATTGGGATTGATTTTGATGGCAATGTCATTGGTTTTGCCGCTGTCACGGCAGGCGTTTTTAAAGGCTGGAAACTTATTCATCATGACGGATATAACAATTACCCGGTAGGTGCGCCTATTCCGTGGCCGTCTGATACGGTGCCAGCCGGTTACGCCATCATGGCCGGTCAGGCGTTTGATAAATCTGCATATCCACTTCTGGCGGCGGCATTTCCTTCAGGCGTCATCCCGGATATGCGCAGCTGGACGATTAAGGGGAAACCCGCCAGCGGTCGCGCAGTGCTGTCACAGGAGCTGGACGGCGTTAAGTCGCACACCCACGGCGCATCGGCTTCATCAACCGATCTCGGCACGAAAAATACCAGCGCTTTTGACTACGGGACGAAAACGACCAGCGCCTTTGACTACGGAACAAAGTCATCAAACAGCACGGGTGCACACACGCACAGTGTTTCCGGTACAGCAGCAAGCGCGGGTGCTCATAACCACTCCGTCCCTGTGTGGGTTGGCAGCGGGGGGGCTGGTGCTGGCCGATATGTGGATCGTAATGAGTTTAATAACGCACAGAATAACAACCCAAATGGTCCGCCTACAACGAGTGCGGGTGCGCATACTCATACCATTTCAGGCACGGCGGCCAGCGCTGGCGCGCATGCGCATACGGTAGCCGTAGGGGCTCACACGCATACGGTGGCTGTCGGTTCGCACACTCACTCGGTTGTTATGGGGTCACACACCCACACCATCACCGTTGCCGCCACCGGTAACGCAGAGAACACCGTCAAAAACATTGCTTATAACTACATTGTGAGGCTCGCATAATGGCTTTTAAATTCTCAGAAAAAGACCGCACTATCCGAATTTATAACCTCCGCGCAGACACCCGGGAGTTTATTGGCGCGGGTGATGCCTATATACCGGCTAATACGGGTCTCCCGGCAGACTGCACCAATATTGCGCCGCCTGACGTGCCGGAGGGAAAGGTTGCTGTATTCAACGGAACAACGTGGGTGCTGGTCGAGGACTACCGAAACCAAACGCTCTACAGCAAAGAAACAGGCGAGCGCGTTTATATTGCCGCGCCCGGTGCTTTACCTGCTGATGTGACGACCATTGCCCCTGACGGAAACTTTATGCGCTGGGGTGGCGAAAGCTGGGAGAAAGACACGGAGGCAGAACGCGCCGCAGCGGTGTCATTTGCGGAAGGTGAAAAAAAACGGCTGATGCAGGAAGCCACGCTCACGATTGAAACATTACAGGATGCTGTCGATTTGGGGGAGGCGAGCGAGAATGAGGTCAGCATGTTGACGGTATGGAAAAAGTACCGTGTTTATCTTAGCCGGGTTTCCCCTGATGCCGCGCCGGATATTGAATGGCCTGCACTCCCGGTGTGAAAGGTTTCTGACAGATATAAAAAAAACCGCGTTAAGCGGGTTTAGTCATAGGGGCATTCTTCATAGTCATTTTCTGTTTCATCACCGGCAAACAGTCTGAGCCAGCAAAAGCCAAAGAGATACCATGCAGTCAGTCCACCAACAATCCAGAGTAAAATCGTCATTCTCGCTCCCTCGTTAATGGCGCAACGATAGCGACAATATCCCTTCATTGATAATGGTTATCGGCGATCGATTCCCCCTGATTGATCGCTGAAAACGATCAATCATCTTTCCCGCGCGCCTCGACCGCTCGCTGCCCGTTGTGCTGTCACTCCTCCAACGGCATTACGTTTCGCACACCTCATACACAACAGAAAATAGTTGCACCCCTTCACCACGGAGTTAAACGGATGAGCGACTATCATCACGGCGTCGAGGTCATCGAGATTAACGATGGCACGCGCACCATTTCCACCGTCTCGACGGCCATCATCGGCATGGTCTGCACGGCCAGCGATGCTGACGAAAAGACATTTCCACTCAATGAGCCGGTGCTGATTACCAGCGTGCAAAACGCCATCGGTAAAGCCGGTAAACTTGGCACCCTGTCAAAATCCCTGCAGGCCATTGCCGACCAGTGCAAGCCGGTCGTTGTGGTTGTGCGCGTTGCCGAAGGTATCGACGACCCGGAAGACCCGGAAGCGGCGCAGAAAGAGACCATTTCCAACATCATCGGTACCACCGACGAAAACGGCAAATACACCGGGCTTAAGGCGCTGCTGGCTGCAAAAACCGTGACCGGCGTTAAGCCGCGCATTCTTGGCGTGCCGGGGCTGGATTCTCAAGAAGTGGCGACAGCACTCGCGGCGATCTGTCAGAGCCTGCGCGCGTTTGGCTATATCAGCGCATGGGGCTGCAAGACCATTTCTGAAGCCATTGCCTACCGCGAGAATTTCAGCCAGCGCGAGCTGATGGTCATTCACCCTGATTTTCTGGCATGGGACACCACGGCGAACGATACCGATATTGCATGGGCGACCGCCCGCGCGCTCGGACTGCGTGCCAAAATAGACCAGGAGACCGGCTGGCACAAAACGCTCTCTAACGTCGGCGTGAATGGCGTCACCGGCGTCAGCGCCTCGGTCTCGTGGGATTTGCAGGAGAAAGCCACCGACGCAAACCTGCTTAATCAGGCCGGTGTCACCACGCTTATTCGTAACGACGGCTTTAAATTCTGGGGCAACCGTACCTGCTCAAATGACCCCCTTTTCCTGTTTGAAAACTACACCCGCACGGCGCAGGTGCTTGCCGACACGATGGCGGAGGCGCACGCGTGGGCGATTGATAAACCCGTCACCGCAACGCTTATCCGCGACATCGTCGCCGGTATCAATGCCAAATTCCGCGAGCTGAAAAACAACGGCTATATCGTTGACGGCTCCTGCTGGTACGACCCGGAGTCAAACAGCGTGGAAACGCTCAAGGTGGGGAAACTGTATATCGATTACGACTACACCCCCGTCCCGCCGCTGGAAAACCTGACCCTGCGCCAGCGCATCACCGATACCTATCTGGCGAACCTGTCAGACTCGGTCAACAGCTAAGGAGCCCAGAGCATGGCGTTACCACGCAAACTGAAATACCTGAACATGTTTAACGACGGTCTCAGCTACATGGGCGTCGTTGAATCCGTCACCCTGCCAAAGCTGACCCGCAAGCTTGAGAAATATCGCGGCGGCGGGATGCCGGGCTCGGTGTCGATTGACCTCGGCCTCGATGACGATGCGCTGTCGCTTGAGTGGACGCTCGGCGGTCTGCCTGACGTCGAACTGTGGGCGCAGTACGCGTCACCGGGTGCGGATAGCGTGCCGCTACGTTTTACCGGCTCATACCAGCGCGATGACACTGGCGCTATTTCCGCCGTTGAGGTGGTCATGCGAGGCCGTCACAAGGAGTACGACGGCGGCGAGAACAAGCAGGGCGAAAGCGGCACGACCAAAATCGCGACCGAGTGCTCGTACTACCAGCTCACGATCGACGGCAAAGAAGTCATCGAGATTGACGTCATCAACATGGTGATGAAAGTCGACGGCGTCGACCGTCTGGCTGAGCACCGTAAGGCTATCGGCCTGTAACCCCTTAACCGGTCAGTGATGCTGACCGGTCACTTAACTTTGACGAGAGCAACATCATGGAAAACATCAACGAAACCGCCATCACCGAAACCGAAAACCCGAATATTGTGATCCTCGATAATCCCGTCATGCGCGGTGAGCAAAAAATCGAACAGGTGACGCTGACCAAACCCAACGCCGGAACCCTGCGCGGTGTCAGTCTGGCCGCTCTGGCAAACTCTGACGTCGACGCGCTGATTAAGGTGCTGCCGCGCATGACTTACCCGGCGCTGACCGAGCCCGAGGTCATGCGTCTGGAAGCGTCAGACCTGATTTTGTTCGCCGGTAAGGTGGTCGGTTTTTTGTCGCCATCTTCGGCTCGCTGACCTTCCCGGAAAACCTTACGGTCGATGACCTGATGGCGGATATCGCGGTGATATTTCACTGGCCGCCATCGGAGCTGTATTCCCTGAGCGTGACCGAGCTCATCACATGGCGCGAAAAGGCGCTGCAGCGAAGCGGACACCACCATGAGCAATAACGTCAGGATTGAGGTACTGCTGAACGCAGTAGACCGGGCAAGCCGACCGCTTAAAGCTATCCAGACTGCCAGCAAGACCCTTGCCGGCGACATCCGCACTTCACTAAACAGCCTGCGTGATCTGAATGCGCAGGCGTCCCGAATTGACGGATTCAGGAAAGCGAGCGCACAGCTTGCCGTGACCGGTCAGTCGCTTAACAAGGCTAAGCAGGAAGCCGCCGCGCTGGCCGTCCAGTTTAAAAACACACAGAACCCCACAACCGCGCAGGCGCGCGCGATGGAAGCGGCGAAGAAATCTGCCGCTGACCTGCAGCTCAAATATAACGGGCTCAGGCAGTCGGTACAGCGCCAGCGCACCGAGCTCGCGCAGGCTGGCATAAACACCCGCACGCTGTCGGCGGATGAGCGCCGTCTGAAATCCAGCATCAGCGAAACAACCGCGCAGCTTAACCGGCAGCGTGAGGCGCTGGCGCGCGTCAGTCAGCAGCAGGCCAGACTCAGCGCGGTAAAAAGCCGCTATGAATCCGGGCAACAGCTCGCCGCCGGTGCGCGTAATGCCGGGATGGTGGGCGTCGGGGTGGCTACCGCCGGGCTTTATGGTGCGTCACGCTTTATTGCGCCGGGCATCGGTTTTGACAAACAAATGTCAGGCACGCAGGCAATCCTCGGGCTCGATAAGGGTGACGACAAGCTCGCGGCCATTCGTCAACAGGCGCGCGATATCGGTGCGACTACGGCCTTTTCACCGGGTGATGTGGCGCGTACTCAGACCACGCTCGCACGCTCGGGATATAACGCCGATGACGTGCTGGCCGCTACCGGCTCGACCGTAAACCTGAGCCTCGCGGCTGACGTGGATATCGCAGAAGCCGCGGACATTATCACTAATATGCAGTCGGCATTTAACCTGCCGACCACTGAGATTGAGCGTGTCGCGGATGTGATGACAAAAGGTTTCACGTCATCAAATACCGGCCTTGTCGAGCTGGGCGAGGCGATGAAATATGTCGCGCCAATCGCAGAGGCCGCAGGGGCGAGCATTGAAGACACGACCGCAATGCTCGGCATTCTGGCTGATAACGGGATTAAAGGCTCGATGGCCGGTACGGGTGCGAGTGCCATTTTCAACCGCCTGCAAGCGCCAATGGGGAAAGCCGTAGAGGCAATTTCTGAGCTGGGCGTGAAAACACGCGACAGCAAAGGGAACATGCTGCCGGTCGAGAAAATCCTCAAAGATATTCATAAGTCCTTTATAAAAAACAAGCTCGGTACGGCGGAGCAGGGCGAGTATCTGAAAGTGATTTTCGGCGAGGAGGCCATGAAAGGCGCGATTAAACTCGTTGCCGCTGCCGGTGATGGCTCGCTCGATAACAAGCGCCAGCAAATCCGCGACTCAAAAGGCACTACCGAGCGCATTGCGAAAATACAAACGGATAACCTCGACGGCGATCTGAAAAACCTGCAGTCAGCATGGGAAGACCTGCAGATTGAGGTTTTCGAAAAAGAAGATTCAGCACTACGCCGCCTGACGGTTTCCGCCACAGACTGGCTTGGCAAGGTGGCCGCGTGGGCGAAAGCAAACCCTGAACTGACGCAAACCCTGTTTAACCTTGTTGCCGGTGGGCTGGCGCTGGTCGGCGTGCTGGGCGGGATTGGGCTGATTGCATGGCCGGTCATTGCCGGGATAAACGGGATTATTGCTGCAGCCGGTCTTCTGAGTGTCGTTTTCACCACTGCAGGAAGTGCCATTGTCGCTGCAGTTAGCGCAATCAGTCTGCCGGTGGTGGCCGTGGTCGCCGCTGTTGTGGCTGGTGCTCTACTGATTCGTAAATACTGGGAGCCAATCAGCGCATTCTTTTCCGGCGTGGTTGAGGGGCTTAAAGCGGCATTTGTGCCGGTGGCGGAAGTATTTGCACCGCTCGCGGCGGTGTTGGATTCCATCGTCGAGAAACTGCGCGGGGTCTGGCAGTGGTTTACAGACCTCATAGCGCCGGTTAAGGCGACGCAGGAGACGCTCGACCGCTGCAAAAATGTCGGTGTGACGTTTGGTAAAGCGCTGGCCGATGCGCTGATGTTGCCGCTCAAAAGCTTTAATACATTGCGCACCGGGGTTAACTGGCTGCTGGAAAAGCTCGGGGTTATCAATAAAGAATCGAGCGACCTTGACCAGACGGCAGCAAAAGCCAATGCCGCCACCGGCGCGAAAAGTGGGTCTTATATTCCGGCAACCTCTGCATATGGAGGTTATCAGTATCAGCCAGTAACAGCCCCCACCGGAAAGACTTACGTCGACCAGAGCAAGCCTGAATATAACATTCACCTGAATGGTGGCATCGCGCCGGGCAGTGACCTTGACCGGCAGCTTCGCGAGGCTGTCGATAAACTCGACCGGGAAAACCGTGCACGTCAGCGCTCAAGTATGCGTCATGACTGAGGGGGATAAAGCATGTTAATGGTTTTAGGTTTATTTGTGTTTGAGCGCCACACGCTCCCCTACCAGTCTATGCAGTATTCGAAGGATTATCGCTGGGCGTCAAACGACCGTATCGGCAAACCACCGGCTTACCAGTATCTCGGAGAAGGGGAAACCACGCGCACGATGTCGGGCGTCCTCTACCCCGAAATCACCGGCGGCCGCCTGTCGCTGACGGCTGTCGAGTTGATGGCGGACGAGGGCAGAGCGTGGCCGCTGATTGACGGGACGGGCACGATCCACGGTATGTATGTCATCGAAAAAGTGACGCATACGCACACCGAATTATTCAGCGACGGTGCGGCCAGAAAAATCGAGTTTAGCCTCACGCTTAAGCGGGTCGATAAGTCGCTCGCTGCCATTTATGGCGATCTGCAGACGCAGGCCGACAATCTGGTCACGTCTGCCGGTAACTGGCTGGGAGGACTGGCGGGATGATTACGGGAATGGATATTCATGCCGGGGGGAAGATTGCCCCGGCGTTTATGCTCACGCTTGACGGTGCGGATATTACGCAGAATTTCAGCGATCGGCTTATCAGTCTGACCATGGCCGACAATCGCGGATTTGAGGCTGACCAGCTCGATATCGAGCTCGACGACACCGACGGGCTTGTCGAGCTGCCGCCGCGCGGTGCAAAACTGACGCTGTGGCTGGGCTGGCAAGGTTCAGCCTTGCTGAATAAGGGGAGTTTCACGGTAGACGAAATCGAGCACAGGGGCGCGCCTGATACGCTGACCATCCGGGGGCGCAGCGCCGATTTTCGCGGGACGCTGAACTCGCGCCGGGAACAGTCATGGCATGACACCACGCTCGGGCAAATTGTGGAGACGATTGCGGCACGCAATAAGCTGACGGCCAGCGTGGCCGATACGCTGAAAGCGATCGCCGTGCCTCACATTGACCAATCGCAGGAATCCGACGCGGTGTTTCTGTCCCGGCTGGCTGACCGGAACGGGGCTGCGGTCTCGGTAAAAGCGGGAAAACTCCTATTCCTGAAAGCCGGGGGCGGTAAGACGGCCAGCGGGAAGCCCATTCCGCAAATGACCTTAGAGCGCAGCGATGGCGATCGTCATCAGTTTGCCATTGCGGACCGGGAAGCCTACACCGGCGTTACGGCGAAATGGCTGCACACCAAAGACCCTAAGCCGCAAAAGCAAAAGGTGAAGCTCAAGCGAAAGCCCAAAGTGAAGCACCTCCGCGCGCTGCAGCACCCGAAAGCGACCAAAGCCACGGCAAAGGCCAAAGCCAAAAAAGAGCAGGAAGCGCGCGAGGGTGAGTATATGGCCGGTGAGGCTGACAACGTGCTGGAGCTGACAACCATCTACGCAACAAAGGCGCAGGCTATGCGCGCCGCCCAGGCAAAGTGGGACAAGCTGCAGCGAGGTGTCGCGGAGTTTTCAATCTCGCTGGCGATCGGCCGCGCAGATTTATTTCCTGAAACGCCGGTCGAGGTGAAAGGCTTTAAGCGCGTTATAGACGAGCAGGCATGGATAATCAGCCGGGTGGTGCATAACCTCAACGGGAACGGCTACACAACGGGCTTAGAGCTTGAGGTTAAGGCTTCGGATGTAGAGTATGAGAGAGAAGAAATTGAATAGAAAATATGCACATCTATTTGTTTTATATGGTTAAAGTGAGTAAAATTAATGTACCGGAATCGTTAAGAGGTGTTCATCATGTTTCACTGTCCAAAATGCCATCACGCCGCTCATGCGCGGACAAGTCGATATTTTTCAGATACGACAAAAGAGCGTTATCATCAGTGCCAGAATATCAACTGCAGCTGCACCTTTGTCACGACCGAAACCCTTTCGCGTTTTATCGTTTCCCCAGGTGAGGTTGTGCCAGCGCCACCACACCCGACAACGTCAGGACAGCAACAGATCCAATGGATGTGAGCTAGTAATTTTTTGCAGTTGCGAGGCATCATAATTCTGATAACATTCTAGATTAGAACATTGCTAGTGCTTTGGGACAGCTGTAAAACATGTCATACAGTTTACAATTTCACCTGTATTATTAAAATATGTTGCTAACTATAAATAACCTACTAAGTTATCAATATGTTATACTTACAAAATATGATTAAATGTGCTGAGATGTTAAATGTATTAAAGTTCACATCTCACAAACATGAACTGAGACATCTAAGAGAATAATATGAAGAATTTCGATACTCGTGCATACAACATTTCAGACTTTGTTGAATGGAGCCATACTGGTTTACTTGAGCTTTCACCTAAGTTTCAAAGAAGGTCAGTATGGACTGAAAAAGCTAAATCTTATTTGGTTGATACTATTTTAAGAGGGAAGCCAATACCAAAAATTCTGATAACTCAGACTCTAAATGTTGGTAGAAATATTAGAACGGTAGTTGATGGGCAACAGCGTCTTCGAGCAATACTTAGTTATATAAATGGGGACTTTAAAGTGTCCAGAGCGCATAATAGAGAGTTTTCTTCATTCTATTATGATGAATTGCCTGAAGATGTCAAAGCTGAGTTCTTGAAATATGAAATTGGCGTTGATATGCTGTTTGATTTGTCCTTTGAGGATATTTTAGATATATTTGCTCGTTTGAATACTTACTCAGTTAAATTAAACCCACAAGAATTGTTAAATGCTCAATACTTAGGGTTCTTCAAGCAATGCGCATATAGTTTAGGATTTAAATACGTTGCATACTTAATTGAAGGTGGAGTGCTTACTGAAAAAGAAGTAACAAGAATGGCAGAGGCTGAATTGTCATCAGACCTGCTGGGGGCTTTGATAGAGGGAATTCAACCTAAAAAATCAATACCTAATCTTTATAAAAAATACGATGATGACGAGGCTCAAAGTATTGATGCTAGTTCTAAATTTGATCAAGTGATGACGATAATAGGTGAAATATATCCAGCTGAAGAGTTAAAACAAACTAACTACCACCGCATACACTTTTTCTATACCTTGTTTACATCAGTTGCACATTGCATATATGGATTAGCTGAATTAAACGGTACACCTAGAACTAACATTGACGCAAATAATATTGGTCAAATAAGAAATGCTTTAGATGAAGTGAGTGCGAGATATGATGAGGTAACCGCAAAAGATGCACTAGCTCCAAATGATGAATATAAAGAATTCATCGAAGCATCTCGCAGAGCAACGACTGACCTCTCATCACGTAAGTTGAGGACGGACTTCATCTGTAAAAAGATTAGAGATGCTATATAA